TAGAAACCTCTTTAAAAGTTTCTCCTTTTTAACTTTAAAATAGGAGATTAAACTTATGGCTAATACGCCAGTAGACCGTGATTCTAACTATATGAGAGAAAGATGGGGCACAACTCATTTAATTACTGATTATAGACCCCAACCTTTGAAGAAAGTTCTTCAGGAAATTATGTATGACCCTGCTGTTAATGATAAAACTAACAAGCAGGAACTATTTGAGACCTCGGATGATGAATTTAGCTATGGGATTGAACCAACTTATCAAATTAAAAGAAATCAAAAGGTACTTCGAGACTGAATAAATAAGATAGAATTATATCTTAAATTCTTTAATGGCAATTACTATTTCCAGAGCATTTAAAGACATTAGTTTTTCTTTTACTCGGAATCCCCTTACAAATGACCTTGTTATTTTACAGAATGAGGATGCCATAAAGAAAGCTGTAATGAATTTAGTTCGTACTGAAATTGGTGAGAGGTTCTTTAATAGTTTATTAGGAACCTCTCTAAATAAATCATTGTTTGAATTAAACACCATTGAAATTTCTACATTTTTAGATGAAGAAATCAAAAATTTATTAAGTAACTTTGAACCTAGAATTCGTGTCAGAGAGGTTCAAAGTGATGCAGATTTAGATTCAAATGATTTAAACATTAAAATAATTTATGACATTGTTGGGCTACCATTTCCAACTCAAATAATAGAATTTTTACTTCAACCTACTAGGCTATAATGTCTTTCAATCAATTTACTAATCTGGATTTCAACTCATTAAGAAATCAGATTAAAGATTATTTAAGAGCAAATAGTAATTTTACTGACTTTGACTTTGAAGGGTCTAACTTTTCAATTTTGATTGATACTTTAGCTTATAATTCATATATTTCTTCATTCAATGCGAATATGGCAGTGAATGAAACTTTCATTGATAGTGCAACATTAAGAGAAAATGCAGTATCACTTGCGAGAAATATTGGATACGTTCCTCGTTCAAAGAGGGCATCTCGTGCAACAATTAGTTTTTCAGTATCTACCTTTGCGATTGACCCAGATAAAACAATAAGAACCATTACATTAAAAGCAGGTGTTGTTGCATTGGGTGCAGTTCAGAATGGAACATTTGTATTTTCAATACCAGATGATATTACAGTTCCCGTAGATGAAAATCAAAATGCAACTTTTAACAATATTGAAATCTATGAAGGTTCATTTTTAACAAAATCTTTTGTTGTAAATACGTCTAGTCCAAATCAGAAGTTTATAATACCAAATCCTAGTGTGGATAGTACTTCTGTAAGGGTTAGAGTAATTACAAATGTTACAGAAGACTATATGCAATTTACAAATATATTCAATGTGAATAGTGAAACTAGAATGTATTTGCTGCAAGAAGTATTAGATGAAAAATATCAAATTATATTTGGTGATGATATTCTTGGCAAAAGACCAGAAAATGGTGCGACAGTATTTGTAAGTTACATTGTTACTAATGGAATATCAGGAAACGGAGCTAGAAATTTTAGTTTTTCTGGTATTTTAAAAGATAATAATGATAATCCAATCACCTCTGGAATATCCCTCATCACGACCATTCAGGCGTCTGAAAATGGTGATGACATAGAATCCCTCGACAGTTTAAAATACTTAGCTCCTAGGGTCTATTCATCGCAGTATAGAGCGGTTTCTGCGAATGATTATAAAGGGTTGGTTCCTTTTATATTTCCTAATGTGGAATCTGTTAATGCTTATGGTGGGGAAGACCTACCAACTCCAGAATACGGAAAGGTATTCATTTCAGTAAAACCAAAAAATGGTACATTCCTTTCAAATGCAACAAAACAGAGACTGTTAAATCAATTAAAAACATATTCGATAGCCGGTATTAAACCAGAATTAGTTGATTTGAAATATCTTTACATTGAATTAGGATCAAATGTTTATTACAATAAGAGTAAAGTAAATGATTTAGATGCGCTAAAGTCTAATGTACAAAACACGATTGTTAATTACTCCAAGTCTTCCGACCTCAATGTATTTGGTGGAAGATTTAAATATAGTAAAATTACATCATTGATTGATAATACAAGTAATGCAATCACTTCCAACATCACAACAGTAAAAATAAGAAGGAATTTATCTCCAATTTTAAATAAATTAGCAACATATGAAATATGCTTCGGTAATCGTTTTCATATAAAGAGATTAAATATGAGTGATAATAGGGGATATAATATCAAATCCAGTGGATTTAGAATTCAAAACTCTCCTGATACTTTATATCTTGGCGATACTCCTATGACAGATAAAGAGGGCATATTATTTTTCTTTAAATTAGTTAATAATACTCCCGTTGTTACGTTTAATAATGTTGGGATGATTGATTATTCAAAAGGTGAAATTATGTTAAGTTCTGTGGTATTTACATCGTTTGATGGGACTGAAATTCAAATAGAAGCAGTACCCGAATCTAATGATGTAATTGGATTAAGAGAATTATACCTACAATTAAATACAGAAAATTTAAATATTCAAATGGTAGAAGATACATTATCTTCAGGATATGATCTTTCCGGTGAATCTTATACAGTATCCTCTAGTTATGTTAATGGTTCTTTCGTAAGATAAAATGTCAAATATAAGAAAAGTAAAGACTGAGAGTTTCATCGAGTCACAAATTCCTAATTTTTTAGCAGAAGACTCACCGTTACTCAAAGAATTTTTAAATCAATATTATATTTCTTTAGGTCATCCCACTGGAACTTTAGACCTTTCTAATAATATAACTGATTTTAAAGATATATCTACATATTCATCTGAAAGATTATATACTTTAAATAATGAATGTAGGTTAGTTGAAGACGTTTTATCTTTTGATGACGAAATTACTGTAAATTCAACTCTTGGATTTCCAGATAAATATGGGCTTATTAAAATTGATAATGAAATTATTACATATACTGGAATTACGACAAACACATTTACTGGGTGTATAAGAGCATTTAGCGGTGTAACAGACATCAATGACACTCAAGATTCTAGTGGATTAATATTCTCACCTTCAGAAGCAAATGAGCATATATCTAATACTCCTGTATATAATTTGAATTTAATTTTCTATGAGAAATTATTTGAAAAATTTAAAGCTCATTATTTACCAGACTTTGAAAAAAGAAAATTTAATCCTAAAATTGATTTAGAATTAGTATTAAGTAGAGCAAGGGATTTCTACCTTACAAAAGGAACTGATACTTCATATAGAATTTTATTTGAGATTTTATATGATGATGCTGTTACAATTTTTAGACCTCAAGAATATATCATTAAACCATCAGATAAACAATTCTTGGTTACAAAAAATATATTAGTAGAGTTGTTTGAGGGCGATTTCAATTCAGATGATTATATTGGGTCTACGATTACTCAACAATTAAAAAGCGGAGTAACCGCAAGTGCAGCCATTTACAATATTGAATATAGAATAGTTGATAGTGGAGTACTGTATGAAATATCATTAGATTCTGAATCGTTTTTTTATGATTTTGAATCGACAAAGAAAACAGTGATTTTAGAAAAATTAGAAAATGCACTAATTGTAGATTCTACAATAGGTTTTGAAGATTCTGGAACTTTGTATGTAAAAATTTATAATGTAGATGGCACTTTTACTATTGATAGTTTAACTTATGAAGGTAAAACTATTAATGAATTTTTGAATGTCTCGGATATATCAACAATCACATATGACTTAATAAAAACAGGAGATGAGCTAATAGAAGATAGTTTATTGGAAATTATTTCAAATAATGATGAAATTATAAAATTTAGATTAATTAATGTAATAGGTGAGTTTGATTATTCAAACACGAATATGGCTCAAGTTGGAGACAAAATATTTTTATCTTCATTTGGTGAAAACTATTCAGATAGAGCAGAATTTACAAGCTGGATTTATAATTACCCAACATATCACGACATATCTTCAACTAGTTCATCAGGTCAAATAACTTTAAAAGATTCGGTGAAATTTGTCATAGGAGAAGAGTTAGAATTGATTGATGAAGCTGGGGTATCTATTACAACTTCAGTTGAAGATATATTAGATTCGAATAGAATAGCTGTAGTAGATGATGATCTAAATTCCGGTCAACCAAAAATAAAAATAAGAAAAATAATTTCTAAAAGT